CCGCCGAGCCCGCCTCGCCGCGAGCTCCGCCCCGGCAGGTGCCGCCCGCCCTGCCGGGGCGCGACCCACCCGCAAGCCCGCCTGACACGGCTCGAGGGCGCCCCCGGCACAGGGACGCCCTCGCAGGAGCCACCACCAGTAGATCACCCCACGACAGGAGCCAGCCAGCATGACCACCGCCACCAAGCCGCCACCCGTCATCGTCCGACCGCCGACCGACCGCGGGCCCGTCGAGATCGCCGTGCACCACCGCGAGTGGGGCGTCGAGGTCGACGTCCGCCCCGCCGGCACGGCCGCGACGTGGACGCCGATCGAGATGGCTGGCGGCTCGTTCGAGGTGAGGTCGCAGTGACGACCGCCCACGCCGTCACCGTCGACGTCGACTTCTACCCCTCCCCCGCCGTGCGCCGCACGCTGCTGCGGCAGCTCGCCGAGCACCTCGAGGACTTCACCCCCGCCGACGTCCACCGCGCCGTCGCCGTCTGGACCCCCGGCCTCACCGCCGCCACCCGCCTCGAGGCGTGGGACGAGCTCGTCCTCGGCGTCAACCGCCTCGCCGACCTCGGTGCCGGCCTCGAGTGGCGCGACGTCGCCCCCGGCGCCCCACCCAGCTCCGGCTACACGATCGCCGCCGAAGTCCTCGAGCAGGACATCACCACCGCCCTGCAGGTGCTCGTCCCGGCGGTGACCGGATGACGGTCCTCGCAACCGAACTTCCGGACGCTCCGGCCGAGACTAACTCCGAAGCGGAGCCCATCTCTCTCCCGTCCGTGCCGGAGCGTCCGGAGACCTTCAATCTCGCTGCGCTCGTGCGCGAGCACGTCGTCCAGAGCAAGCAGACGGACCCGCAGCTCATCGCCGACGAGGTCTTCGCCGCGATCGACCCACGGGACTACCCGACCGCCCTGCGCGCCTGCCTGCGGACCAGCGTCCGGAAGGCGTTCGGTGACCAGCGGCGGCGTGCGCTCGGTGGAGACGAGGACGAGCCGCGCACGGCGGAGCCGGTACCGCCAGTCCAGTCGCCGCCTGCCGTCAGCGCCAAGGTCGCCGGCATCCGTCGCGTCCGGGCGCTGCTGGAGATGCGCGTCAACGTCGGCGACGACCAGCACAAGCACCTCGCGGACTGCACCGTCGACGACCTCAACCGCGCCGCCGGCCTCATGCGCGGGCAGGCATCGGCGCTCGCCCGTCGCGCCAACCAGTACGACACCTTCGCCGTCCTGCTGCAGCGCCACCGCGCCACACGAGTCAGTGACCTGTCCGAGGACCTCCTGCTGCAGGCGACCCGATGAGCACCTACGACTACGCCGTCCTCGCCCTCGCCGCGTCCAGCGTGGACGACCTGGAGAGCGCGAAGCTCTCCGCGGCGAACCGCCTGCGGCACATGACCCGCGACACCAAGGACACCGACGGCCTGGTCCGCGGCCTCGGCCTGTCGCCGCTCATGCCGCTCGTGCGCAGCCAGCAGGCCGTCGTGGACGGACTCACCGCCCTGGAGCACGAGGCGATCTTGGCGTTGCAGCGCGCCGTCCGGAAGCACCCGCTCGGCCCCTGGGTCAAGGCAACCACCGGGGTCGGCGAAAAGCAGGGCGGTCGGCTGCTTGCTGCGATTGGTGATCCGTACTGGAACACGCTGCATGACCGGCCGCGCACGGTCTCCGAGTTGTGGGCGTACAGCGGCCTTCACGTTCTCCCCGCCAGCAGCCGTAGTACCAGCGATCTCCACATGGCAGTCGCTGCTGGCGGGGCCCAGACTCCCCACCCCGGCCATGTCACCGCCGAGATCCATGCCGCGCGCGCCGGAGTGGGGTCACAAGCAGGCGGCAGCCATCCCTCTAGCGGCGACCATTCGTCCTCCGCTGCCGCCGCAGTCCCGGCGGGGGGTGACCTCGACCAGATAACGAGCGCTACCCAGCGGAGACACGTCGGGGCCGCCCCCCGTCGTCAGCGTGGACAGAAGGTCAACTGGTCCACCGAGGCCAAGACCCGCACCTACCTCATCGCCGAGTCCTGCATCAAACAAGCCGCCAGCCCCTACCGGGCCGTCTACGACGACGGGCGGCTCAAGTACGCCGCCTCGCTCCACCAGACGCCCTGCGTTCGCTGCGGACCAAAGGGCAAGCCGGCTCAGCCTGGCAGCCCACTGAGCGCTGGACACCAACACGCCCGCGCCATGCGGCTCGTGATGAAGGAAGTCCTGCGCGACCTCTGGAGCGAGAGCCGACGGCTGCACCAGCAGGGCGAAGAAGGGATCGCGGCATGACCTTGACCGTCGACATCGACGACGAGGCCCGCGAGGTCCTGCGGATCGTCGCGGACAGCATCGCCCGGGACCTGCCGGTCGACCAGGCGCTGCGGTCGAACGGCCTCGACCCGACAATCGCCGCGCAGGTCATCGGCGACGTCGTCAGCGACGAGGACGACTGCCCCGAGTGCCCCCGCGGGACCGTCGTCCCCATCGGCCGGCCGGAGTCCGACACCGGCCACCAGCCGTACACCTGCAACGCCGGCTGCGGGTACCGCGGATGAGCACCACGACGCTGATCATCACCGTCACGCTGATCCTCGCAGGCGCGTGGGTCCTCATCTTCCTGATCGCGCTGCTGGCGCTGCTCGCCTTCGTCTGGGGCGACGAGCTCCGGATCCGCCGGGACACCCGCCGCATGTGGCGACGGATCCGCCGGGAGCTGCAGCGATGACCGACACCCTGCGCCGCGGCCAGACCGTGCTGCTCGACAGCGACCTGCGCGTCGCCGGCCGCCCACTGCGCGGCCGCCGCGGCACCGTCCACCGCCTCGGCCCCACCGGCGTGCAGGTCTGCACCTGCAGCGGACACGGCGGCATGCACGCCCACACCTGCCCCATCGACGTGCCCCTGCACCGCGACGAGGTCCTGCGCGCCACCACCGGCAGCCCCACATGACCCGCCCCAGCAACCTGCGCACCGGACCCCGCACCTGCTGCCTCGACGGCCGCGACGGACGGCCCTGCGACTGCTGGCCCGTCAGCCCCACCACGACCGTGCTCACCGTCCGCGGCCAGCGGCTCGCCACCGCGCTGCTGCTCGCCCTGACCCTCGCCGCCCTCGTCACCGCCGGACTGCTCGGCCAGCACCTGCGCTGCGAGCGCCTCACCGCCACCAACGACCCCGCAGTCGCCACGCACTGCCCGACCTCCACAGCCGACACCACGGAGAGCCCATGACCGCCCCCAAGCTCGTCACCAACCCGCCCGAAGGATCCGGCCTGATCTCGAACCTCGTCGAGCGGGACTACCAGGACCTCGTCCGCGGCAAGCCCGCCGAGCTCCGCGTCGCCCGCGTCATGCTGCAAGCCGTCGGCCAGGCCAGCCGCAAGACCAAGGACGGCGTCAAGACCACCGTCGTCTACGAGATCGTCCGGCTCGAGCCGTGCCACGACCAGCACGACGCCGACACCGTCACCTGGGAGATCGGCCGGTCCTACGAGAGCCGCACCTCCGGCAACGCGCAGGAGATGCTGCCGATGAGCGGACCCAGCGACCAGCGGGACCGGCTGATCGACGCGCTGTTCGAGTGGGCCTCCGAGCAGGACGTGCCGCAGTCCGAGCTCGACCAGCGGTGGACGGACTACTTCGGCGGCCGGGAGCACGCCTCCTCCGAGACCGTCCGCACCGGCGCGCTCGTGCAGCTCATGGAGTTCGCCCGGTACGTCGGCGCCATCGAGGACCCCACCGTCGGCGCGTCCGCCGACGACGAGGACGAGCCGACCGACCCCGACGAGGACCTCGACCCGCCGGCCGAGCAGACCGCGGTCGAGGAGCAGGTCGCGACCGACGAGCCGGCCCCCGGCGTCGCAGCCGCCCTGCGTTCGGTGCCGTTCCAGACCGGCGACTCCAGCTGATGGGCACCGCCGTCAAGGAGCCGCCGAAGCAGGTCGGCGGCATCTACTCAGGCTTCTGCGGGCTCCGCCTGGACGCGCGCTCCCACGCCCGCTGCGCCGGGGCGTACGCCGGCCGGCCGTGCGCCTGCGCCTGCCACCACACCTGCCCGACCTGCGGACAGCAGGTCCCCGCAGCCGCCGCCCGCGGAGCGACCACCTGATGGCCAGCATGAACCGTTCCGGCGTCCCGATCCACCGCACCGGCGCCGGCAAGGGCTACCGCACCAAGCGCGCCGCCATGAAGGCCGCCGCCCGCCGCCGCACCCACCTCGAGCGGGCGCTGCGCGTCAGCTCCGACCGCGACGACGACCGATGACCGCCGTCGCCGAGACGCTCACCGGCGTGCCCATCCCGCCGCTCGACCCGGGCAGCGCCGAGTGGATGCGCCACCTGAGCGCCTCGAAGATCGCCGCCGTCGTCGGGCTGTCGCCGTACGAGAGCCGCTACTCCCTCTGGCACCGTATGGCCGGACGGCTGCCCGACGTCGACACCAAGCCCCACCTGGCCCGCGGCCACTACCTCGAGGCCGGCGTCGCAGCCTGGTTCGCCGACCAGCACCCCGACTGGAACCTGCGACCGGGTGGCTGCTGGGCCCACCCGCAGCAGCCCCTGTTCACCGCCAGCCCCGACCGGGAAGCCGTCACCGCCGACGGCGAGATCGTCGGCGTCGAGCTCAAGACCGCCGCCGACAACGACGAGTGGGGCCAGCCCGGCACCGACGAGATCCCGCCCGGCTACGCCGCGCAGGTGCAGTGGCAGATGTACGTGCGCGGCACCCGCCGCACGCACGTCGCGATGCTGTCCTGCTACCTCGAGTTCCGCGAGTACGTCGTCGACTACGACCCGGACGACGTCGCCTTCCTCGCGACCGAGGCCGAGGGCTTCCTCGCCAGCCTCCCCGGCGGCCCGGCCGAGCGCCGACCCAGCATCGACGACCACGACGCCACCTACGACGCCGTCCGCCAGCTACACCCGCTGATCGAGCACCGCGACGTCGAAGTGCCCACCGACGTCGCGCTGCGCTACCTCGCCGCCGTGCCCGCCGAGAAGGACGCCGCGCGCGAGCTCACCGGCGCCAAGGCCGCGCTCCTCGACGCCATGGGCACCGCCCGCCGCGCGCTGCTCGCCGACGCCCCCATCGCCCGACGGCAGCCCGGCAAGGGCGACGCCGTCTCCCTCTACTTCGTGAAGGCCTAGACCATGAGCAACGTCCGCAACGCCGTCGCCCAACGCGACGAGACCCAGCCGTCCGTCGGCCAGTTCATCCAGCAACTGCGTCCCGAGATCGCCCGGGCCCTGCCCAAGCACATGGACGCCGACCGCGTCGCCCGGCTCGCCCTCACCGTCGTGCGCAAGGACCAGGCGCTCGCGCGCTGCAAGCCCGAGTCCTTCGCCGCCAGCCTGCTCACCGCCAGCGCCCTCGGCCTCGAGCCCGGCATCAACGGCGAGGCCTACCTCGTTGCCTACAAGGGCGAGTGCACCCTGATCGTCGGCTACCAGGGCTACGCCAAGCTGTTCTGGCAGCACCCCATGGCCAAGCACCTCGACGCGCAGGCTGTGCACGAGCACGACGACTTCGACTACGCCTACGGCCTTGAGCCGTTCCTCACCCACAAGCCGAAGCTCGGCGGTGACCGCGGCAAGGTCGTCGCCTACTACGCCGTCGCCGGCCTCACCAGCGGCGCCCGCGTCTTCGTCGTGCTGTCGCCCGAAGAAGTCAAGGCGCTGCGCGGCGGCAAGACCGGCAGCAGCGGCGGCATCGCCGACCCCATGCACTGGATGGAGCGCAAGACCGCACTCCGCCAGCTGTTCAAGCTGCTGCCGAAGAGCCCGATGCTCGCGCAGGCCATGGCCGTCGACGACAAGACGGGCAGCGAGCTGGCCCGCGAGCAGGAGATCACCTCCGACCCGCCGGCACTCGCCGCAGGCGCTCACGACCAGGCGGCGTTGGCGCCGGCCGCCGTCGACGAGAACACCGGCGAGGTCCTCGACGTCGTCCTCGAAGACCCGGACGAGCCGAGCTGGCCGGACGTGCCGCAGCCCCCGGACGCCGGCCGATGAGCGGCCGCACACCCGCGCAGAGCGCGGCGCTGAACCAGTCGATGGCCGCCGCCCGCGAAGCCCTCGCGCCGGTCGGCGGGCAGATCGTCGACACCCGCGACGCGCTGCTCACCGTCGTCGTCCTGCGCGACGGGCACGCGCACTTCACCAGCACGACCTCCGACCTTCGGTGGATCGCGGACAGCCTCACGCTGCTCGCCCGCACCGCCGAGGCGCGCGCAACGGCGGCCGGCCAGTGACCGGCCCCGAGCACTACCGCTCAGCCGAGCAGCTCCTCAAGCTCACCGAGGAGGGCGGCGAGCAGATGACCGCGGACGCGCAGCGCACCGGGGCGCTCCTGGCCCAGGCACACGCCACCCTCGCGCTGACTGCCGCGACCGCGCAGCTGCTCACCGACCGGTACGTCGGCGACGGCGACCACATCAACGCCTGGACCAAGGCCGGCATCCGATGACCGCCACCTGGTTCGCCGGGCAGTGGGCGCCCTTCGACCTGGAGAGCACCGGCGTGTCCGTCTGGGACGACCGGATCGTCAGCTTCTGCATCGGCCGGGTCGGCGGCGGCCACGGCACCGCCACCCGCACCGGCATCGTCAACCCCGGCATCCCCATCCCGCCGGGCGCGACCGCCATCCACCGCATCACCGACGCGATCGCCGAACAGGGCCAGCTCGCCCGCGACGCCGTCGAGCGCATCGCCGGTGAGGTCGCCGCCGCGATGCTCGACCTCATCCCGATCGTCGGTTGGAACGTCGCGTACGACCTGACGATGCTTCGCGCCGAGTGCGAGCGGTACGGCCTGCCGACCGTGCAGGACCGCATCGGCCGGCCCGACAGCTACGTCCTCGACGGGTTCGTCATTGACAAGCACGCCGACCCCTACCGCCGCGGGAAGCGGACGCTGACGTCCGCCGCGTCGCACTACGGCGTCGACTTGTCCGAGATCGACGCGCACGGCGCGGAGGCCGACGCGATCGCCGCCGCCCGCGTCACTTGGAAGGTCCTGCGCCGGCACGGCCTGGACCGGGTCGCGCTGCCGGACCTG